AGCGCCGATTTACACACATTGCGTGTTGACCAAGGAGGTTTGAATGCTTTCAGACAATACGAACAAGCCAAGAATTGACCAACTCAAAGAGCTACTTATTATCTTGGCGAGTGAAATAGATGCGGGACCCGGTGCGAGAGATATGGCTTCTCTGTGCAAGCAATATCGGGAAACCCTCGCGGAGATCGAGCAAATAGAAGGAGATGGAGGAAATGGGGACGAGATCGCGGAAATCCTTGGCAAGCGAGAACTTGCAGGGAAGTCAGGAGCCGTCCGCAAGGATCGCTCCAAAGTATAATCAATCAGATGGATTTGATGCAAGCCGAATCCTTCAACTCGGAGGCACTATTTTGGATCCATGGCAGAGTGATATCCTCGATGATTGGATGGCAGTCACTCCGTCCGGGAAATGGGCTTGCAAAACCTGCGGCGGATCTGTGCCAAGACAGAACGGAAAGACCGGACTGATTCAGGGTAGGGCTGAGGCGGGCATGATCTTATATAACGAGGTGGTAATATACACAGCTCACCTCCAAAAAACAGCAACGGAGACATTTGAGGAAATGGCTTCGTTTTTTGATTCATCAAATTTACGGAAATATGTAAAAGACATAAAGACGGCACTTGGTCGAGAGCAAATTATCCTCAAGACTGGTGCAAAGATAAAATTCCTTGCCAGAACTCGAAACGGTGGACGAGGTCAGCATGGAGACTTGCTGATTTTTGACGAGGCTCAGGAGTTGGAAGAATCCGCGCAAGCTTCTTTCATTCCGGCAATATCAGCAAGCTTAAATCCTCAGACCATATATGCAGGAACTCCGCCTGAAGAAGTATCGCAGGGGATTGTATTCAGAGAAATTAGGGATAAGGCTCTCGCAAAAAAGACAAAAACAACCTCATGGTTTGAGTTTTCTGTCAAGGATATCGGCGATGTTGCGGATCGGAGACGATGGGCAGAAACCAATCCGGCTCTTGGTCGAAGAATACTGCTCAGTACCATCGAAAGCGAAATGGAGCAGATGCCGGAAGATACATTTGCTCGTGAAAGGCTTGGTTGGTGGACTCCGGTGGTGAAAGAACAAAAAGACTACGCACTCGATGCCGCTCATTGGGAAGCTTGCAAGTCCTCCGAGACAATTCCTGAAGGCAAGACTGCATATGGTATCAAGTTTTCAATCGATGGAACGATGGTATATCTTGCCGGAGCGATAATCGGTCCGGATGGCAAGGTCAGAATATCCCTGATCGATGCAAAGCCGACCGGCATGGGATTACAGTGGCTTGCTGATTGGCTGAATGCGAGATATAAGAAAGCCTCATGTGTAGTTATAGACGGGAAGAACGGAGTTGATGTTCTTGTCGAAAAGATTTCGGACACTTGGAGAATGAAGCACTCCGTGATCAGGAATAGCACCAGAGAAATGATAGCGGCAGTCAGTATGTTATCGAATGCCGTCAATGAAGAGCAAGTTACTTGGTACGAAAAGCAGAGAACCTTAAACGATAGTGCGGTGAACTCGATCAAAAGACCAATGCAAGGCGGTTGGGGCTTCGGTGGCGAGAATGCTCCCCCGATTGAAGCCTGTGCGCTGGCTCTTTGGGGAGTTAAGACAAGCAAAAGAGATCCGACCAAGAAGATGCGGATTGGTTAAGGAGTTTAAAAGATGCAGTTAAACATCAATGCGCAAGCAATTCGAGGCTTGCCGAAAAACGAAAAGATAAAATTCCAAAAGCTACTTGATACTTATCAGAAGCACGCTTCAAAGAATGCTGAAAAGGATAAGTACTACGAGGGCAAGATATCACTCTCGGAAGTTAACCTCGGCATTGCTTTGCCGATTGGGATGGCTGGACTTGAAATCGGATGCTCTTGGGGATCCAAGACAGTCGATGTTCTCGCAGCTCGATCAATGTTTGATGGATTTGTTTCAGAAAACGGAACAGATATCGAGGAGCTTGATCAAATTGTCGAGGATAATAACCTTATAGCTGAGTATATGAAAGCTACAAGGGACGAGCTGAAATATGGCTGCACTTTTGCCACACTTTCAGCAGACCCCTCTATTGGTGTTAAGATTCGCTTCCATTCTCCTCAGACCGCCGCTGCTGTTTGGAGCGGTGAAAAGGGTCGGATTGATTGCGGCTTCGCAATAATTGACACGGCTCCAACTAATACCAATGTGTTTGAATGGTCCCCGTCCATTATCAATTATTACACCGATGATGCGATTTGGGTCCTTAAACGAAATGAAAACCTCTGGAGTGCAGTCGGCTATCCTCATCGGATGGGTAGGCCACTCATTGAACCTCTAACTTGGAATGCGACAAGCTCAAAGCCGTTCGGTCGGTCAAGAATTAAGGAACCAATCAGAAGATTGATTCAAGGTTATGTGCGAACTATCGCAAATGCCACTATCGGTCTTGAGTTTGCTACTTCTCCACAGAAATACTTGCTTGGAGTTTCGGATGATCAGTATGATGCGCTCATCAATCAGAAATTCAAACAGTATGTTGGAAGTATATTAGCATCGACTACGAATCCCGAGACAGGTGAAAAACCGACCTTCGGACAGCTCATGCAAGGGAACATCTCTCCTCATGTTGAGATGGTTAGAATACTGGCTACACAGTTCTCAGCAGCTTCCGGTTTGTCTGTGACAGATACCGGAGTGATAAACGATGCGAATCCGACAAGCTCTGATGCAATTATAGCTCAGACGCAGACGCTCATCGGAATGGCTGAACAGCTTAATACTGGGAATGGTGATTCGCTCAGAACAATCGCTCAGATGGCACTTGCCATTAAGAACAATACTACGCTTGAAGGCTTGAGCGATGATCAAAGTGATATCGTGGCTCACTTTAAGAATCCCGCAATGCCTTCTGTAGCCGCCACTACTGATGCGGCGATCAAAATTGCTGCAAGCCGTCCAAGCTTCGCAATGACGGACACATTCCTCGAAATGATTGGATTTGACCAAGCTGACATTCGAAGGATTAAGGCTCAGGAACAGAGGACGAGGGGATATATTACCATGCAAGAGGTGATTGAGAATGGCGAAGAAGCGGAAAGCTAAGCAAGTCAAAGAAGCTTCAAGGCGAATCAGCGAAGAAGCATGGGAAGAGTATATCAAAAGGCTCAGACTTCTTTCCGATGATGCCTATGATTGGGTTATCGCTCAACTTGGAGGAGTTGATATCAGCACTTTGACTGATGCACAGTGGGATGCTTTTGTTGATAAGCTTTACTTGAAGCTCGTGAAGAATGGAGAGGCTGCCGCAGAGCTGTCAGCGGAGCTTTTTGAATACATGCAGACATCATCGCTACAAAGCCTTGGAAGAGTAGATAAATATGGCGGTGTTGAATTATTCGTGAATGACGATGTTCGAGAAGTATACAAGATGGTATACGGAACAAGGAAGTATGGGAAACCTGAAATAATAGCTGATGGAGCCTCGAGAATCGTTAAACTTAGCTCAGCCGATACAATGCTTCGGAATGCTATTCAGTCAGGAGCACAGGTTGCATGGATACCGCATGGAGACACTTGTGCATTCTGTTTAACACTTGCATCGAGAGGCTGGGAAGATGCTTCGGAGGCGATGCTACTCCGTGGACACGCAGAACACATTCATGCGAATTGCGACTGCACATATGCGGTTAGGTTCGACCCATACACTTCGGTCGAAGGTTATGACCCCGAGAAATACTATGAAATGTATCGAGATGCTCCGGGGTATGACTCTCAGGATAAAATCAATGCAATGCGGAGAGCATTTTACAAAGAAAATTCCGAAAAGATAAACGAACAGAAGCGAATAGCTTACGCTAAGCGCAAGGAAAGGGAATCATCGAAATCGGAAGAATATAATGTGAATCAATAGCAGAGCAAATCAATGCCCTGCTTTTTTAATGCTCAAAATTGGCAACTCGTGCCATCAAAACGAGGTTTTAACTCAAAGGAGGATAAGTATGGAAACTGTGAATCAGGAAGCAACGACCACTCAGGAGAATGCTGGAGAAGAGACTAAGACTTTTACTCAAGCAGAACTCGACAAAATAGTCGGGGACAGACTTTCAAGGGAACGAAGCAAATACGCTGACTATGAATCCTTAAAAGAGAAAGCTGCTCGACTTGATGAGATGGAAGAAGCAAACAAATCGGAATTGCAAAAGGCGATGGAACAGGCTGAAAGCTACAAGAAAGAACTTGAAGAGCTTAAGTCAGCCGAAGCAATTCGAAACATCAGAGAGCAAGTCTCGAAGGACACCGGAATCCCGATGAACTTACTCACTGGAACCACTGAAGAGGATTGCAAAGCTCAGGCTGAAGCAATCAAAGCATTCGCCACCCCGACATATCCAACGGTAAAGGATGGCGGAGAAATGCAGAACGCAACAGGGCAATCAAACAGCCAGCGATTTGCTGATTGGTTTGCTCAGAACGCAAACATTCATTAAAAAAAGGAGAAAGAAAATGGCAGATATTAACAGAACTACTAATTCTATAGCACTTCCTTCTGACCTTTCGCAGGAAGTCATTCAGAAAACTCAGGACGAATCAGCAATAATGAGACTTGCTCGTCCGATCAGTCTCCCCGGAAGAGGAGTAACAATTCCCGTAATAACTGGTGATCCTACGGCTGCTTGGGTAGCTGAGACAGCCGCTAAGCCCGTATCAAACGGAACACCCGCAACAAAGCTCATGACCGCTTACAAGATTGCAGTAATCGAGACATTCTCAAAAGAGTTCGTAAGAGACGCTCAGGCTCTTTACGATGCGCTTGTAGCAAGACTTCCCAAGTCTCTTGCAGCAGTATTCGATAGCACAGTTGTTGGAGCTACACAGGCTCCCGGCAATAACTTCGATACTTTCACAAACTGCACAGCCCAGAGCATTCTTAACGCTAACAACGGCACATATCTTGGACTTGTAGCTGCTGACGGAGATATCGCAGCTCACGGCGGAATTATGAACGGGCTTGCACTTTCGGCTCAGGCTAAGTCAATCCTTCTTTCCGCAGTTGATACCACTAACAGACCGCTCTTCCTTGCATCTGCAAAAGAGGGTGTGGTTGATAAGGTTCTTGGAGTTGATACATACTTCAATAAGAACATCTACAAAGCTGGTGATGCTTCTACATCAACTCCCGCAATCGTAGGTATTGCAGGTGATTGGTCACAGGCTATGTATGGAACTGTTGCAGGTGTTGAAATCAGCTTCACAGACACGGCTACGCTCACAAGTGGCGACACTACAATCAACCTGTGGCAGCAGAACATGGTAGCAGTTAGGGCTGAGATTGAGGTTGGCTTCCGTGCAGATACCTCGTGCTTCAACCTTCTGACTGGTGCTATACCTTCATAATGGTTGAGTTTATCAATAAGACTACCGGAACTCGTATGTGGGTCACGGAAAGTCGGGTAGAAGAGTATAAGGCGGCAGGGCATAAGCTCGCCGCTGCTTCACCCGTTCCCAAGGAAGAGGAGAGGGAAGTCAAGAAACCTATTAAATCAGTAAAGCGAGGAAAATAATATGGCATATGCTACGGTGGCAGATGTACAAGCTCGAATGACGAGAGAAATGTCCGAGGATGAGCAAGCAGTCTGCTCCACTCTCCTCGATGATGCCGCAGTGATAATCGACTCATACAATATCAATGCATCAGCCGATGCGAAGAAGGTTGTATCGTGCCGAATGGTAGTAAGAGCAATGGGCGATGGCGATGATGACATTGGAGTGCCAGTCGGAGCTACACAGGGCTCTATGTCAGCGTTGAGCTATTCTCAGAGCTGGACCATATCAAGCGGCGGCTCAGTCGGTGAGTTGTATATCGCTAAACTCGAAAAGAAATTATTAGGAACAGGAGACAAAATCGGAAGCTACAGTCCGACCGAAGCTCTTGTCCCTCAATTAGAGGTTTAATCATGATAAAAGGAATGACGATCAAATTACTCGTAAAAACTCAGACGGATGTAGACCCGTTCAATAGACCGATATACTCGGAGCAATGGATTGATATCGATAATGTCCTTGTTGGACAGCCGACAACGGACGAAATCGAATCCGAGCGGATTATATCCGGAAAGATAGTGAGCTATGTCCTCGCAATTCCGAAGGGCGATGCTAACAACTGGGTTGACACCGAAGTCGAGTTTTTTGGTCAGAGATTCCGAACAATAGGATTCCCGACTCAGGGAATCGGTGCAAATATCCCGTTAAAGTGGAATAAAAAGGTAAGGGTTGAGGCTTATGTCTAAAAGCAAGATAAAGTTCGAACTCGATAGGGATGGAGTCAGTGAGCTTATGAAAAGTAGTGCGATGGATGCCGTATTAACGGCAGAAGCCGCTTCTAAGACCGCAGGACTCCCCGCCGGGTATAAATCAGACTTACATCACTTCAAACGAAGAGATGCGGTCTATATCTATCCGGAGACAGAAGAAGCAAAAAGAGATAATTGGAAGAACCACACACTCACGAGGTTGTTATGATAGAAGAAATCATTATCAAATATTTAACTGAAAAGCATTGGGATGTTTTCGCAGAAAAGCCGGACACACCTCCAAGAGAATATGCGCTTATAGCGAAAGTCGGTGGCGATATGACGAACCATATACGCAGAGCAACAGTTGATATACAGGTGTATTCCGACTCGACCTATAATGCATCAAGCCTTAACGAGTTAATGATTGCTGATATGCTCGGCTTTGATGATGCCTCGGTCAGCGATCATAATTTGATTTCAGAAATGATATTTAATGACCTCGATAATGGCATCTACTCTTATCAAACCACATGGGAGTTTTATTATTATTAAAAAAAGGAGATACAAGGCATGAATACAAAGTATGTTACAGCCGGAAAACCTAAAGTTTCAGGAGCCGTTTTTGTCGGTCCTACAACGGCAACTCTGCCAACAGACCCCACAAGCACTTTGACCGGATTCACTGAGCTTGGATATGTGTCTGAAGATGGACTTACCAACAGCAACAGCCCTGAGAGTGAGGATATTAAGGACTGGGGTGGGACTACCGTTCTTACCGTTCAGACTGGCAAGCCGGATAAGTTCAAATTTACTTTACTTGAAATTCTCAATCCTGAAGTGCTTAAGGTGGTATATGGAAATGATAATGTCACGGTTGATTCCCAGAACAATATCATTTCCATAAGCGCAAACAGTGATCAGCCCGAGGAGTTTGCATGGGTATTCGATATGGTCGTTCGTGATGGCAAGATGAAGAGAATTGTTATTCCTTCGGCTACCCTTTCGGAACTTGGTGATATCGTTTACGTTGGAAATAGCGCATCCGGATATGAAATCACACTTTCGGCTACACCCGACAGCGCAAACAATACTCACTATGAGTATATCGAGATGGCTTCGTAGTAGATACCGATAATCGGCGCAGCTCTGTACGGGTTGCGCCTTTTTCATTAACAAGGAGAAACAAAAATGAAGATAACGACTAAAGACGGGTATGAACTCGAAATTAAGGAAGAACACCTCGATGATTATGAGCTTCTTGAGGCTCTTGATGCGGTAGATCGAGGAAAGACCGCAAGGCTTACCTTCGCATTTGAGAAGCTTCTGGGAACTAAACAGAAGAATGAACTGCTTGAAAAATACAGAGATAAGGATACCGGCATAATCTCGGCAACAAAGATGTATCCGTTAATTTCTGAGATTATGGAGCAAATCAAGGAAGCCCAGAATAAAGAAATAAAAAACTGATAATGCTCGCAGCCATGTTCGGGGTGGATAAGGATGCTCTAATCTGCGACTTAGCAGAAACATACCACATATACGATTACAGGGCATTTCCACCACACTACATTGCCATTCTGGCAGTCGGTTTGCGAGATGACAGCAGAATCAAAATGAAGATAAGCAAGCAGAGGCTCACGCTTGATCAAGTGCTGCTTGCATCGACTTACGACAAGATAGCTCAGCTTGTATGGCTTAATAGCAAGGACGGAAGCAAAGGGCGGAATCGTCCGAAGTCCGTGCTGTTGGAGCTTACGAAAGAGCCGAAAGAAAACGAATACAAATCTATGTCCCCCGAAGAGTTTGAGCGAATTCGGGAGGAGAAACTAAGGAGGAATGGACATGGCTGATTTGGGAAAAGCTTATGTGCAGATAATTCCATCCGCAAAAGGCATTAAAGGGAATATCGAGAAAGAGCTTAATAATGAGATGGATGATGCCGGAAAGAAAGCCGGTGATTTCTTCTCGGGTGGTTTTGGTAAGGTATTAAAGACCACCGGAAAAGTAGCACTTGCTGCATCTGCTGCTGTAGCAACCGGAATCGGTGTAATAACCAAGATGGCGGTCAGCAATTATGCTGAGTATGAACAGCTTGTCGGCGGTGTCGAGACTCTCTTCGGAGCTTCTGCAGACAAGGTCAAGCAATATGCAGCAGATGCTTATCAGACAGCAGGGATGTCGGCAAACGACTACATGTCTAATGTGACAAGCTTCTCAGCTTCCCTCCTTCAAAGCCTTGGCGGAGACACGGAAAAAGCCGCAGAGGTGGCTAATAGAGCAATGATTGATATGAGCGATAATGCTAACAAAATGGGTACCAACATGGAGAGCATTACCAACGCATATCAGGGATTTGCGAAGCAGAACTATACAATGCTTGATAACTTAAAGCTTGGCTATGGTGGCACCAAGTCCGAGATGGAGCGACTCATAGCAGATTCAGCCGCCTTGACCGATGTACAGAAGCAACTCGGAGTGACGGTCGATGCTAATGATATGAGCTTCGGAAATATCGTCAATGCGATATCAGTAATGCAAGCATCGATGGGAATAGCCGGAACAACTTCATCGGAAGCACTTGGAACCATTAGCGGAAGCTTGAACATGACCAAAGCCGCTTGGGATAATTTGCTTACTGGCATAGCTAATCCCAATGCAGACCTCGGAAGTTTGATCGGTAACTTGGTGACATCAGCCACAGCCGCAGTCAATAACTTGCTCCCGGTGGTTCAACAGGCTCTTGTTGGAGTGGTTCAATTCGTTGGTGAGATAATCCCTCCGATTATCGATATGCTTCCGGGACTGCTTGAACAGCTTGTTCCTGTCGCTCTGAATGCATTTGGGAATGTGATGGGTGCTTTGTTTGGTGCACTTCCTCAGCTTCTCGAAGTGGCTCTCGGCGCAATAATGATGATAGCTAATGGACTTACAACCAACCTACCGACCATTATTCCATATGTTGTAGATATTATCTTGCAGATAGCGAATACGCTCATGGCTAACCTTGGCGATCTTCTGATTGCGGCGGTCGAAATCATATTAGCAATCATTCAAGGGCTCACCAATGCCACGCCGATACTGCTTGCTCAGGCTCCAACAATTATTCAGAATTTATCTGATTCGATTATCAAAGCCGCTCCTCTGCTCCTGAGTGCTACGGTGCAGATAATCAATATTATGGTGTCTGGAATCATTCAAAATCTACCTCAGCTGATTACAGCTTCTGTCCAGATTATGACCACGCTTGTAAATGGTATCATTGCCAACTTACCTGTATTAATTCAGGCGGCAGGGCAGTGTATTTCGAGCTTCTCGGATAGCTTTGGCGAAATCGATTGGGGAACACTCGGAACTAATATCATCAACGGCATTGTGTCCGGTATTAGTGCATCTGCAAGCGCAATCGCTACGGCCGCAAGAAAAGCGGCGCAATCAGCTCTCGATTCTGCGAAATCCCTGCTCGGTATCAAATCACCTTCGAGAGTTTTTCGTGATCAGGTCGGTGCGATGATTGGTGAAGGTATGGCTCTTGGTATCGAGGATTCGGAAGGAGCAGTTAACAAGGCTCTGGCAGAACTTTCCAATGATACCACGACTCAGGCACAAGTTACAGTGGCAGCTAATGCTAGGAATGGACTTGCTCCGGCGTATAGTGAAGCATATGCATATCAGACTCAGCTTGCAGGAGCTGGCGGAGATATCGTTATTCCGGTATACATCGGACAGCGTAAGATTGAGCAGATTGTTGTTAATGCGATAAACAAAAACAACTATAAGAGCGGGGGGAGGTAAATAGATGCTTGGCGCAGATTATATCAAGATAAACAACATTGAATACACTCCTTCAACATTCAAGTATAAATCGAATCCGGTGGAGAATGTACTTAGATCAGAAGCCGGAACCGACCTTGTGAATGTGGTTAGGCTCAGAAAATATACCTTTGAATTGACCTGGAAGGGTATCACTTATGAGCTTATGTCAGAGCTTGAATCGTATTGCTATTCGAGGCTTGTAACCCTTAAGTGGAAAGGAACGGAATACTCATGCAGGGCAAGGGAAGGCAATTCAACTATGATTGACCATTCATGGCGATATCAAGGCTCTGACGGACTTTGGAACTTCTCCATGTCGCTCATTGAAGTTTAAAAGACAGGAGGACAGCGAATGTATCCTGTATCACCATATTATATCGAAGCATTGCGGGATCCTGTCCGTGTAACGCATATGCATGGAACTGTTGGAAATAAGAGCTTTACGGAAGCGGATTTCTTGGCTCTTACTATCTCGAAGCAGTGCTCCGATAACAATTCAATAAAAATCGGCTCCGTCTACATGGCGGAGCTACACATTACTTTCGTTAATAACCTTGGAATATCCTGGCAGAATGCCAAAGGGCTCGAAATCAGCTTGACCGAGCTTTTGGAGATCAGAGGATTTTTGGACGAAGAATCGGTCCCCGGTGGTAAGTATTATATCGCTCAAGTAGACTACACGAAAGACGGAATCGAAGTAACCGCCTATGATGCCATGTCAAAGCTCGACAAGAATATCAGAGCCGGAGCGGTATCCCTCAAGAACAGAACACTTCCGGCGATGCTTGAAGATATTTGCGAAGAATGCGGAGTTGAGCTTGGTAATGTTGATTTTGACGGATATCCGAACCATACCGGCATCTTTACAATTTCCGATGATAATGACTGCGATACTTATCGTGATGTGGTAAGCTGCATAGCTCAGACGATGTGCTCATTCGCCACAGTAACAGTGGCAGGAGCTTTAATGCTGAGAATGTGGAAAGATTCGGGAACTGAGGACGATATCATCGATGCCACTAATCGCTCAGAGGATTATAGCTTCGCGTCTTATCAAACATACTATACCGGACTCAGCGCAGTTGATTCCACTCGGCAAAAGACAAAATATTACCATGTAGATCCGGATATTGGACTCACCTACAATCTCGGCACTAATCCATTTTTGCAAAAACTTGATCAGAACCGATTTGATGCTGCTTGTGAGAATATTCTGAATGGCTTACAGAACATATACTATACTCCATTCCGCATCGAGATACTTCCAACGCTTGCTTATCAGATGGGCGATATCTTACTGTTCACGGGCGGGCAAGGCTACGGTGATCCACTCGGAGCAGTAATGTCCTATGACTACACCTATGGACAAAGCATTGTGCTTGAGGGACTCGGTCAGGATCCGGCTCTTGCATCAGCAAAATCCAAAACAGACAAGACCATCAGCGGGATCATTAAGAAAACTGAGGAAAATAAGGAATACTTATATCAATTCTATAATTCCGATGATATCACGCTGAATTCTAATTGGCAGACAGTTTTTTCGCAAAGATTTGCGACAGTCTCTGACGGATATGCGATTTTTGATGCAGAAATATTAGCGGAGGACCCGACAGGATCAGTGGTGGAAGTCAGATATTTGCTTGATGGCGAGGAAGTTAGTCGGTATCCCATTGAGAGTTGGATTGAAGGAAACCATATACTAAGCCTATTCTATCCGATACAAACTCAGGGCGGAACTACTTACTTGTGGCAAGTACAGATGAAAGCCAATGGAGCTGTGGAGATTCCAGAACATGATGCTCTTGGAACTATCAGAGGTCAGGGGCTTGCAAGTACAGATGCATGGAACGGTTACATTGATGTATCAGACGAGTACACCATCATGTCAACGCTTGAGGATAGCGATTTGCTTACTTACACAGAAACAAGTGTTTCGGCAGCCACTCAGATTCCCGAAGCATCGAGCATATCGGACAGCTTCGGATTGCTTAACAGTGATGAGGATTCAAGCATTAAACACTATGTTGATGTATACGCTTTCAATCAGGAATTCCTTAATCAGCTTACTTGGGATGATGCGGCTCTCCATACTTGGGATTACACAGAAGTTAACTATGTATGGGGTATAGACATTGAATAAATAAAGGAGGATGAACTCTTGAAGATAAAAGGACGAACAATAATCGAGTTGACCGATGTAAGGACTGGCAAGGTTCAGAAATTCGAGGACGATAATGCTTTCATGGATACCAACATTGAGCAGAAGTTTCGGAACTTCGGAATCTTTCAGACATCGGTGCTGAATAATTTCCAAAGCATACCACTCTGGCAGAAGCTGTGTGGCGGCTTGCTCTTGCTTGATAGTGTGGTTGCAGACGGTGCGAATTTCGTGGCACCCGGTCAGAAAATGACGGGCAGAGGATATTACGGGTCGAGCAATAACGGCTCACCCGTGAGCCTTGGTAGCTGGAATGCCACAGAATCAGCGGTGTCGAGTAATGCCGTTCAGATGGTCTACGATTTCACCACATCACAGGGCAACGGAGATATCAAGGCAGTATGCTTGACCTCTGACTATTGTGGCAGAATCGGACTTGGTAATCAGGATGATGACTATAATGTCAGCCTGAATGTATCGCCAAATGATTGGCAAAGTTATAACACGAATTATGACCACAGCGATTTTACCAAAGGGCGATGCTTTGACGGAGAATTCGTTTACTGTAATCCCGTACTTGATGGAACAAGTTTGACCATCAATAAGAGGATTGCAAACGCTAAGAAGATTGACCTCATTCACACGCTGACGGACGAATATGTCTTTGAAACAATCAGCATAACCTTGCCGAGTGCTATGACTTACACGCAGAATCTGAGACTCAGGCAGGCATCAACTACCAAGTTTGTGCTGATAGGATATGAAGGTTCGGGTGTCAATGCATTTAGCGTGGCGATAATTGATATCAGCGGTTCAACTCCGTCTGCATCTGTTTATGAAATCACAGGCATGGATAAAGCAGGAGAATCAGAACTTGATTGGAATTATGGTGATGCTGATTGTATCGGGGTTAACTCAAACGGTCAGCCGATGCTTGCAATCCCTACTTATGCGGGGAAGCCCATTGCGTTTTTGGTAAACCTTGTGACAGGAGCAAAGCAGAGCTTTAAGTTTGACACGAATTATAACACTTGGACAGGGCAGAACTATCGTGTATCTAATGATATCACGGCAATCGGAAACGGCACTTTTATGATTACTGTTCCGGATCGACCTGTGCCGGGCTTTGTGTGTGACCCTAACGGAAGCGGAAGCATCCATCCTTGCGAGGGTGTAAGCGGCAAGTGGAAAGCCTACAATGGCATGAATTTGGTCAACAACGAAAAGGGTAACAACACGGATATCAGATTGATGCAGAATCCGTTTTACTTGGCAACCATCAACAACCTTGCTACTCCCGTTACTAAGACAAGCTCTCAGACCATGAAAGTAACCTATGTTATCAGCAGGGCGAACTAAGGAGGTGGGTGAATAATGACTACAACGACACATTATAGCTTTAATTTACCCGCAGGAACCGACTCATCAAGCGTAACACCGCTTAATGCTAACATGACTCTTTTGGATAGTACGCTGTGGGGTATGCAGGAAGATATAGATACTCTTGAGGCTACTGTCGGAACTGTTAACACGATACTTGCCGATGCGATAGGGGAGGAATAAGATATGCCGAGAACTTTAGCACAGAATGCTCAGTATATCGCTGAGACAATCAAACCTGCCATCAAGTTAGCGATTGAAGCGCAGGGAGTGACCGTACCATCAACGGATAGCTTCCTCGACTATGCCGACAGAATAGCTGAAATCGAAGGCGGTGGAAGTGGGTATCAATTAAAGGACTTACCGACAGGCTCAATATCCACAGTAAACGATGCGGCAGAATTGCCACTTAATGCGCTGAAAGTTAGCGTGGAAGCACAGCAAGACCTACATGGATACGACCATCCGTGGGTTGGGGGAGCTGGGAAGAATAAGTTGGAAGTGACCGCAACAACGCAGACAGTTAACGGAGTTACATTTACTGTAAACGATGATGGCACGATAAACGCTAACGGAACGGCATCAGATGCAATTGCAATTCCTATCACTGATTATATCGCTATAGACAACTACATCTTGACGGGTAGTCCAAGAGAAGCTAACCCTTTACAAATAAGGTTTATGAACGAAAGTGGAGAGTGGCAAGCATCTAAATACGATTATGGCAGTGGATACACTTTCACACCAAGTGATGTATCATCGTACTCAAAATTTATCATTGCGATTATTGTTCGTGCTAATCAAACAATAAACATTGTATTCAAACCCATGCTACGTCTTGCCTCGGTATCTGATGCAACCTTCGAACCCTACTCCAATATATGCCCTATTAGCGGTTGGGATGAGGCGAAGGTGAGTGATGTGGGGAAGAACTTACTTAATCCGTTAAAAGTAAAGGCAGAAATTCAGTATAATCCACCTGCTGGCACACAGTTTACACTTACAGATATAGATGATATGACAGACAATGGCGATGGAACATTCTCAAAAACTGCTTCTGGGTGGTATGAATTTGGTTACTTGTTTGAATTGACTGAATCTGAATGTTTTTTCAAAATTCAATATAGTGGAACAGGTGCAAGAGTAACTTATGGATTCTTAGATGATAATTATACTGTTTTAACATCTGAAAATAATTCAGAAACTAATCAGACAATAACAAAATCGCTTATAAAAACAGGAACAAGAAAGTATTTCTTCTTCACAGCAACAACAAATCGAACCACGGCAGATATAACATTTACAGAACCGCAAATAGAAGTCGGAACGTTAGCGACAGATTATGAGCCTTATATAAATCAAACCACCTCCATCACCCTCCCTCAGACTGTCTACGGTGGTGAGTGGAATGTGGTTGATGGAAGTCTGAGCGTGACAGATGGCTACATAGCAAGCTATAACGGAGAGACTTTACCGAGTACTTGGATTAGTGACCGTGATGTATATGCAAGCGGAACAACGCCAACCACAGGGGCAGAGGTTGTTTACAAGTTAGCAACACCAACCACCATCGACCTCTCACCCTTATCAATCCGTATGCTACAAGGCACTAACAATGTTTATGCGGATTGTGGGGAGGTGATTGAGGGGGAGTATTTTGTTGATGAGGGTGCGATTGATACTCGCAAGGTGGATTATTCTATTGGCTCTAACTCAGCTCTCAAGATTTCTGATGGGCGTATCTTGCAAGGATTCGCAAACATGGCAAGTTATCACTCCCGACCGCTTGACGCTTCGGGTAATTGGCTTGATGTGGATTGGTCTAAGGACTTTGAAATCGGTGTGGCTTTCAAAGTTTTGTATTTTCCAAGCGGAGGAAATGCAACAATATTCGGGTGCGGCGTATCAGGTTCCATGAATTTTGCTCCAAATGTATATTTTTGGAATGGGTCAACCGCTTACATTACTCTCAGCGAGAATGGAAGTTCGTCAGCCGTTGACACGGCTCTGAACTACACTTTCCAAACTGATACATGGTATTTTGTTCGGGCAAAGTTTACAAAATCGACTTTGAATCTCAAAATTGAAATATCAACAGATATGTCGAATTTCACAACAGTCTATAACGATACACTTGCGGCGGCTCCTTATCATGATGCGGCATCAATCTGCATCGGCGGTATGGCTCAGAGTGCTAATTATGCAAGCAATAGCATATTGATTGACACCTTCAACACCTACATCAAAGGCGATGGAGTTGATTGGGGCGCATTCACGGGCGCATTCCCGAGTTAAGAGGTGATGAGATGCAGACAATCATGAACTTATTACCGATTCTAAGCTTCTGCTTTGGCGGAGGAGCCTTGGTGGCAATCATCAAGCTCCTGCTGAAGCTTAACAACCGCATCAAAGCAAATGAAAAAGGTACTCAGGCGTTGCTAAGAGATAGGCTCTATCATATCTACTACAAGTACAAAGATTTAGGATATCGCACAAGCCACAGCACCGAAAACTTTGAGAATATCTATACGCAATACCACACTCTCGGAGCTAACGGAGTGATGGACGATGTGAGAAAGCAATTTTATGAATTGGATTTAGAAAAGGAGGAAGAAGTGAAATGTTAATGAATTCAAAAGTTTATAATGTGCTCAAGTACATTACGATGATTGTACTACCCGCTCTGACCACTCTGTGGCTCTCTGTAGGATCGATTTGGGGCTTCCCCTATGTAGAACCCATTGGAGCAACTTTGACGGCTGTGACAGCCTTTCTCGGGGCTATTTTAGGCATATCTACAAGCCTATATAACATCAGGGAGCAGAGGAAGGACGAACTGACAGATATGCAGAAAACTTTTGAGAAGGAGGAGACACCTGATGAGTAAACCCGTATTTGGTATCGATGTATCCCGTTGGCAAGGAAGCTTTAACTTCGCAAAGGCAAAAGCCGAGGGCGTACAGTTTGCCATCATTAAAGCTGGCGGCGGCGATGATGGACTTTACAAGGACAGTAAATTTGAGCAGTACTACAAGGATGCAAAGGCGAATGGCATCGGTGTCGGTGCTTACTTTTTCGGACGTGCTTTTGATGTAGCAACAGCCAAAAAAGAGGCAGATAAATTTCTGAGCATCTTGAAAGGTAAACAATTTGAATACCCCGTATACTATGATGTTGAGGGCGATATGATTGACAAGCAAAAAGGCAACCTCTCCGATGTTATCTGTGCATTTTGTAGCAGGGTCGAAAGCGCGGGGTACTACACAGGAGTATATGCAGGGAAGTACACCTTTGATGGCAATCCCAAGATAGCGAGATATGCCGCATGGTTGGCTTACTGGACCAAGAAAAAGCCATCCCTTGTATACAGCTCCGTTGATATGTGGCAGTTTGGCGGAAGTACCAACCTCATCCGCACAAACATAGTCGCAGGTGTTGTGTGTGATCAGGATTATTGCTATGTGGATTACCCGACAACAATTAAAAGACTCGGCTTGAATGGGTACAGCGCACAGCCTCAGCCGACACCCACACCAACTCCCACTCCTACACCTCCGACACCTCCAAGCCCTACACCCACACCACACGAGGGGAGCACGGTGGCGCATTATTTTGATGCAACTAAGTATAGTCGGGGTTATAAGGTGACAGCAAAGAGTGGTCTTAATGTGCGCTCAGGCATCGGCACGAAAACCATCAGCAAGGGTGTGTTACCGTATGGCTCAATGGTGAACTGCTACGGCTACTACGACTACGACTCAGCCGGTGATGTCTGGCTTTACTGCTCAACAAAATTCGGATCAGGATTCTGCAAGGCAGAATTTCTTTCATAGATTCAGCATCGGGATCCTGATCAAGAAGGTTCTCCTTGCTCAGCAGCTCTGATCACCTCGATGCGTGAGGTGGTTGGAGCTGTTATTTTTTTGCATTTTTCTGAAAAAAGTTAAAAAAGTGCTTGACATAGGTATATACCTATGGTATTATAATATCAGAAACAGAGAACAGCACAAAGCAAGGAGGAAAACAAAATGACAATAGAACAGGCTTTCAGAAAGATAATGAACACAGAGGGGATGGACATTGAAGGAATGGCTTACTTAGGATACTCATACAAGTATGAAGTAGAAATAAACGGCGAATACAAAGTAATGAACAATGATGAAGTTATAGCACTTGCAGAAACATTATAAACAACAAGCCAGCCGGGAGCTTATCCCGGCAGAAAGAAGGAGGTAGCATTATGAAGTACGCAGCACAGGCAAAATACGATAAGGAACATACCAAAGGATTGTATCTCAAGCTTAACAAGGAAACCGATGCCGATATCATCGCTAAGCTTGGAGAAGTTGATGGCAAGCAGACCTATATCAAGGATTTGATCAGGAAAGATATCGAGTATGTGGTCATCCTGAGCACGAGAGGAACGGAAGAGGTTCACTTCACCGGAAGCCTTGAGGATTGTAGGATGCAGGAGAATCTACTCAGACAGGCTTGCAGAGAAAAGGATCCGGACGGAGTTGAGATGGATTGCTACACCATCAGCGGAGCAGAGATGCGAAAGGCTGAGGAAGCAAAGGAATACTGGGACACTCTGACCGAAGAAGAGAAGCATGATTACATAGAAGTTGACGGAAAGAAATATATCAGAAAGATATATGAAAAGAACCATAAATAACGAGAAGAACCCCGGAGAAATCCGGGGCTTTTTATTGTTTTGCGTGGCAAATGCGTGGCAAAGATATCCATTTTGAGGGTATTTTTGCCGTTTCGGGAACAAGTGCGAAACCGTTACAAATGGCTTAAATATGCGGAAAACTGAGCAAGGCTGTTTTAAACTGCATCTATTCAAGAAAAACGGGATGTTTTACAAAAAAACTGATAAATAAGCCATCTATCGGGGAGTGCGTGGCAAACGCGTGGCAAAAGCCTAATCAATGAGGCGGATTCTGTCAAGCTGCGCTTCTTCCCGTTCTTTCATTTTCTCCGTGACATGGAGATATATTTTCTTGGTGATGTCAGAGTCGGAGTGTCCAAGCCGACGGCTTACGGCTTCCAACGAATAGCCAGCTTCTGCAAGTAGGCTTGCGTGAGTATGCCGGAAGATATGAGCATGGAGCGGCTTGTTACTTTCAATGCTTTGCAAATGGTGGTTGAATAGGCTGTTGTTGAGCGGTGTTCCTGACGCGCTGAAAAATAGCAATTCCGTTCTAACTCCCCTTGCCATCAGTAGCGTATTCCTGAATGGCAAATACTCAGCGAGAAGCTTCCGAAGCTCCGTCTGAACATATATTTGTCGCTCTGATGTTTCGGTTTTGGCGGTCTGAATGCTTCCGCGCCACATGGTTTTGCTGATGTTAATGTATTTACCATCATAATCCGGCAAGGTGAGAGCAGCAGCTTCCCCGAATCGGCATCCGGTAAGCGCAAGAAATTTAGCAAGGTAGTAATCCATCGCCACGAGCTGACTTAGGACATTTTGAAGCTCTTCTGTGTTAAGATACTTATCTTCAATGTTGTCCCGATTCTGCAAACCTTTGAAAGGTCGAATGCTGACCACTTCGGAAGTGTAGCCATATTCGACTGCGTACCGTTGCAAAGATTTAATCATTTTGATTGCCTGGTTCTTTCGGGGAATACTGAGATCGGATTCTGAGAGCTTCCGCTTGACTGTCGCGTTATTCATGGCGGAGAGGTACGGATTCCCGAAGATATCCTCAATCTTTCCGAATAGAGATTGATAACTATTCTTGGTTGAATTCTTTAGATCGGGGCGATCAAGATACTTAACAATGATACTGTGTAGCCTGATCTGGTCGCTTCCTTTTTCCTGATCTGCAATTTTGAGCATAAGTTTTGAGACAGCTTCCTTGTAGTCACGAGCTGAATTGCTGGCAAGCGGAACACTTATCTTGTGGTCGTTCCCATCAGGGTCCGTGTATCTTTCATAGAGTCGAAGCTTGCCTCTTGATTCCTGTGTCCACATTAGTTGTCACCTCCTTTCTTGTTATTCAAGTACTGAGCAAAATCCATTAAGGATTTCCGCTGCTCATCATCCATATTATCGACTCTGTTCATCAATTCTTTTTGATACAAAGCAAGTCTTTGAGCTGTTTTTGATGCATTGATAATGGATTCATCAAATCCCATCAGCCACATCGTTTCCACTTCAAGCACTTCCGCCATCTTTCCTGCATTTCGGGTCCGTGGCTCATTCTGACCGCTTAGATATAAACTGATTGAGCCTTTACTCACTCCGGACTTGTTGGAAAGTTCCTGTGGTGTTAAGTTCTTAGCTTCCATTGCTTTTCTTAATCTCATAGCAGTTTCCGGGTATTTCATTTAATCGCCTCCCTTCGTGCTACTATTATACATTGTCAAAAGTTACTTTTCAATGTTTTGTTTAAAAAGTTTAATTTCATTATTGACAAATTAGTTTGAAAAGTTTAAAATTAAAAATGTCAAGAAACTTATGGAAACTTAAGAAAGGAGGTTGAATATGTACGATTATAGCAAGCTCAGAGGCCGTATCGTTGAGAAATTCGGGACAATATCAGCATTTTCGGAGGCTGTCGGCAGCTCAATTCAGTCTGTATCTAATAAGCTGAATTGCAAAACCGACATCAGCCGGGATGAGATACTTCACTGGAGTAACGTTCTTGATATTTCCGCCAACGATTACGGCCTTTATTTTTTTACTCAGCAAGTTTGAAAAGTTTAAAAAATGGAGGATCTATGTACAAGAACTATTTAACCCCTCAGGAGTTAGCTCGGCTCTGGAATCAGAAAACCCGTCATGTGCAGGAGCTGATAAAGGAGATGAAGCGAGCCGGCAAGTGGAACGACCGCATGGTTAAACCCGGAAGAACCACCTTCGTCGATGTGGATGCTTTTGAGGAGTTTTTGAAGGAAAGGGCAAATGATGGATAAGGACAGTAAGGTATATCTTTCCGGACCGATTACCGGAGTAGTGGACTACAAGGAGAGATTCAAACGGGCGCAACGGGAGCTGTGGAGTCAGGGATTCGGATTCGTGATGAATCCAGCTGAGGTAATCAGCCACACTCCATTCTCTCAGATGCGCAGAGAAGAAATAATGACAATATGCTATGCGCTCATGGCTTCCTGCGACACCATCTATCTGCTGAAAGGATGGAGGGCGAGTCAGGGATGCAGAGAAGAGTTGGCATATGCAAAAGCGCATGGAATGGAGGTAGTTGAATGACTTGGAAAACGATAGGTAAACGCTATGAATGGTGGATGGATGCCATGTTCTTATTGAACACAATGGGAGTTTATGTGTGGATTGTATGGTTCGGGGCTGACATCACCGCCATGATACTGCTGAGCGGTCTGAATGTAGCGTGTCTGACCATAGCTCGCAGAGAAGAGTTAAAGAGACTTCTGACTCCGAAGCAGGATCCGGATGAGATGCAAGCGATAATTAGGAGGGTGAAATAATGACTATTAGTAACGAAAGATTAGGAGGTTCGAATTTTTTCGATTATGTTCTTCGTCTTGGTAATATTCATTGCAATTTTGTGCAATGCGTAACAAGTGGCGAAGGCTTTGAAAGAGGGCAGATATATCCTCAGCTTGGTTGGAATAATGGCATAGGTGTTCAGCGAGTGAATAAAGAGGGTGATTGCGAAACATTTCTTTGTTGTACTGGAGGAATTGGAAAAGGACTTTATAACAATTTTGACGGAAGCGGTTCGCCATCATTCAATGAAATAACAATGGATTATTTCTTAGGATACATTGATGCAATAAACGCGTTAATGGGTCAAGAACTTATACCTGAATAATATGCAAAGGAGGTAATCATATGAGTGAATCAATGTTTGAGTTAACCCAAGAGTATAAGTATCTGCTCGAAATGCTTGAAGAGGAATCTGATGATGAAACTGTCAAGGCGGTTATAAGCGACACGCTTGAGCTTCTGGAAGGTGATATCGAAGCAAAGGCGGATTCCATCGCATACATCAAACGCAAGCTCGATGCGGATGAAGAAATGCTCAAGAAAGAGGAGCAGAGACTCAAGGCAAGAAGAGAATCCATCGTTCGGAACCGTCAAAAGCTTGTTGATAGCTTGATGGAAGCAATGAGGGCGATGAACAAGACTAAATTCAAAACGACATATAACAGCTTCGGAATCCGCAAAGCAGGTGGCAATGTTCCCGTTATTCTGGATTGTCCGCCTGAGAAGCTTCCCGACCGATTCCAGAAGATTTCCATCGAAGCAGACATTCCTGCAATTCGTGCGCATCTGTCGGCAAATTCCGAAGCGGAGTTCAGTTGGGCACATCTAGGGGAGAGAAGCGAATATTTGAGTATTAAATGATAGGAGGTGATTAGATGGCAAGAGTCATCGGAATAATGGGAGAAAGCGGAAGCGGAAAAACTACATCCATGAGAACGCTGGATCCTAAAAAGACATTTTATATCGACTGCGACAAAAAAGGGCTTTCATGGAAAGGTTGGAGAAATCAGTATGCAGCGGATAAAGCTAACTTTTGGCAGACCGACCTTGTGAACATGGTACAGATACTTCTTGACCGCATCAATACCGAAGAGAAATTTAAGAACATCGAGGTTGTTGTTATCGATACTCTCAATGGTCTGATGGTAGCCGATGAGGTCCGGAGAATGAAAGAAAAGAACTATGATAAGTGGGTTGATCTTGCTCAGTGCATATGGAACCTGCTGGATCAGGCCTTGACGCTTCGTGATGATTTGACCGTGATTTTTGTTTGCCATTCGCAGACTCAGAAAGAGGATGATGGCTACACTTTCACGAGGATTAAGACATCCGGAAAGAAGCTCGATAAGCTCTGTATTGAGTCAAAGCTGACAACGGTATTATACGCAGAAGCGAAGGATGGAGAATATGTTTTTCATACAAAAGCACACAACTCGACAGCCAAAACACCCCTCGATGCTTTTGAGGCGGAGGAGATTCCGAATGATATGGCTGCGGTTCTTAAAGCGTTAAAAGAATATTAAAGAAGGAACAAAGGAGGATTAACACTATGAAAATGCCTAACAACTACGAACAGACCAAGATCGGAGGAGATTACATACCGATATCACTCGGTGGACATCATCTTATCATTAAGAAAGTCGAAGAGACGCAGAGCAAAACAGGAAAGCCGATGCTCAAGGTTTTCTTTGATACATCAAAGGCTGATTCTCAGCCGGAGTTTTTCGCCAACGAGTTCAGAAACGACATCAGACCCGATAAGAAGTGGCCCAGAAATGGAACTGCTTATATCTTAATCGAGGACAACGATGGCAATTGTTCAAGGAACTTCAAGAGGTTCATGACCAGTTTTGAGCATTCCAACAATTGCGAATCCGTTTGGGGAGATAAGTTTGCTGCACAGTTTAAGGATAAGAGGATTGGGGGAATCTTCGGGGAAGTCGAGAACGAATACAATGGCAAGGTATCAATGCGCCATGAGCTTCGTTGGTTCTGCTCTGATGATAAGGCGGATTCTGCTTCCGTTCCTGATCCTAAGCTTTTAAGCGGTAGCACTTCCACCACTTCAAACACTTCGAGCGATGGCTTTATGGATATTCCGGACGGAGCACAGGAAGAGCTTCCCTTCTAAGGAGGCGAGCTATGACTATTCAGATTGACAGTCGGGAGCATAAGAAGGAGCTTGTCCGAATACAAGGACAGCTCCAAGCTCTCGGAGTGGATTACTTCATATCAAAGCTCTATGTCGGGGATTACATGAACCTTGATAATCCTCGGCTCGTAATTGACCGAAAGAAGGACCTGCTTGAGCTTGCCGGAAATATTTGCCAGCAACATGAAAGATTCAGGGCGGAGCTTGTCAGAGCAAAGGAACATGGCATTCGATTGATTGTTCTCATCGAGAATGGCGAGGGTATTAACTCCATCGAGGATGTTTACTTTTGGCAGAATCCGAGGAACAAGCCGACCAAGTGGATTATGCGAGATGGTAAGCCTGTGAAGATTCCCGAAAAGGGCGGAGGTATAAGTGGAGAGCAGATATTCAAATCCATGCAGACCATGATGCAGCGGTACGGGGTCGAGTTTAGGTTCTGCGATAAAAATCAGACCGGAGCGGAGATAGTAAGGCTTTTAGGAGGTGAGGCGGATGAGTGAGCAGAAGGGATGGATTAAAATCCATAAGAAAATAATTGATAGTGCTGTTTGGTCAGATCCGATCCGGCTCAAAGCATGGATTCATATCCTTGTGTCAGCCAATTATGAAGATAAGGAATGGTTTGCTAATGGTAGGCTCGTTCAGATCCAGAGAGGACAGCTTGTTACCAGCAACAGAAAGCTTCAAGAGGCATGGGGATGCTCAACAAATACGGTCGCAAGGATACTACAACAATTCGCAGAAATGGGAATGATTGAAGTCAAAAAACCATACAAAAGGTATACACTTCTAACCGTTGTAAAATATAGCGATTATCAGGATAAGGGATACACCGACAGAGACAGTGACAGAGACAGTGATGGAGACATAGAGAGAGACACCGACAGAGACAGTGACGGAGTACAACTTAAGAAGAATAGAAGTATTAAGAATAGTACAGAAGATAAAGAATTAAAAGAATCGGCTTCGCCGGATGTTGTTCTTGATGGGAGGGGATTCATAATTGAGGAATGATGTAATCGACAAACAAAAAATCAAAGAAGCTCTCAGTATCCTCAAATTAGATGGTCAGCTATTCGAGATTAGAATCCTCAAAGGAAAGAAGATAATTAGTGGATACTTCAAAAGCATCGATGTAATGCTCAAACAACTGGATACCGTTGATTTGAATGGCACGAATATTTTTTATTCATTGAATTACATCAATGAAGATTGTTACTGCCGAGAACAGAAGGATTGCTTTCGCTTGAATGTAACCACAACAAGCGATACCGATATCGACAGCTATCAATGGCTGCTTATCGATTTAGATCCAATTCGAAAGACCGGTATAAGCTCAACAAAGGAAGAGCTCTGCAGGGCTTACGATGTGGCGAGAAGAGTTATCGAATACTTAAGACAGAGGCAGTGGCCAGCTCCCATCATGGCACTTTCGGGGAATGGTATCCATCTGATGTATGGAATCGCCTTAAAGAATACTCCTGAAAATGCTCAGATGCTCGAGCGATGTCTTAAGGCTCTTGATCTGATATTTAGTGATCCGTATGTCGAGATAGATAAGAAGGTATTTAACCCGGCGAGGATTTCGAAGCTTTATGGAACTACAGCCCAAAAAGGAAGCAGTACGAAAGAGCGACCTCATCGAATGGCAAGGATTATAACGAAGCCAGATAAGGTGGATCAGGTTCGAAAGGAACAACTTGAGCAGTTAGCAGCGGAATATCAAGAAGCTCAGCCAGTACATAAGGCAAGCAGAAGCTCATTCGATATTGAGGATTGGATTGAGGTTCATGGCATAAGGGTGGCGAAGGTCAATAGCTGGAAAGATACCACTAAGTATGTTCTTGAAGAATGTCCCTTTGATTCGAGCCATAAAGCTCCGGATGCAACCATAATCAAACAGCCAAATGGAGCAATAGTTTTCAAATGCTTTCATAATTCGTGCAGCGGGCATGATTGGCGAGAACTTCGGCTGATGTATGAACCCGATGCTTATGATCAGAAGAATGAAGAGGATGAGCGGAGGATTGAGAATGAGTATAAGCGGTATAAGGATTTTAATCGACAAAGGACGGATATCGAATACAAAGCGAAAGAGACTCCGGACAATCCTGCTGATATGTTCCTGAGTGCGAAGCAAATTCTTAATCAGCCGAAAGAAGAGCGCATCTGTATTCCGACAGGGCTCAAAGTATTTGATAAGCGAGTTGGAGGCTTGGCAAAAGGCGAAATCACTCTCGTGAGCGGAATGAGAGGAGCTGCAAAATCAACATGGCTTAATCAGGTGGCTCTTGGTGCAATCGATAAGGGATTCAGCACACTAATCTATTCCGGTGAGCTTAAGAATGATCGTTTTATGAATTGGCTCTTCCAGCAAGCAGCAGGAAAGGACTTCGTTGAACGGTCAAAGAAATATGATGATTTTTGGTACTGCAAAAACGAAATGAAGCCGAAGATAGCAGAGTGGCTTGATGGTAAGTTCTATCTTTACAATAACAGTTATGGTTCGAACTTTAAGCAGATAGCTGAGGTGCTGCAAAAGGTAATCAAGAATTATAAGTCGGACCTCGTGATCATCGACAACATGAGCATTCTTGATCTGAGTGATATCACCAACGACCGGAAAGCTGATAAGTGGGATCATCAGAAGCTTTTCGTTGAAACTCTTAAAAACCTCTCAATGCTTTGCAATTGCCACATCATATTTGTGGCACATCCAAGAAAGGCAATGGGATTTTTAAGGCTTGATGATGTTGGCGGCTCCGGAAGCTTAGGGAACTTGGTTGATAATGCGTTTATTGTTCATCGGAAAAATAACGATTTTCAGAAGGGTTATAACTACTTATTTGGCAAGGGAAAATGTGAGCAGAAATTCAATAGCCTTGTAACCAATGTGATCGAGGTTGTTAAAGAAAGAGAAACGGGAATGCAGGACGAATTTATTCCGCTCTATTTTGAGAAGTCAACAAGGCGATTGAAGAATGACATGGATGAGAGGATTGTGTACGGATGGGATAGTGATGGATTTATCGGCCAGTGGCTCGAGCCACCCGATGAGGAACTTCCATTCCATTGATAGGAGGAATTATGAATTTCAAGAATGAAAAGCCGGATTTGTTCCGGATGATGGGGGAGTATTACAAATTGATGGAGGAGTTGTATGTATCGATGGATATGAGGGAAGTACTTCGGAAATGTGATGCCTTCCTAAACCGCTGGACCGTTCGGCTGACGGATAAAAATGACATAGCAATGGCAGAGGGACTTGTGCAGGGTGTACTTGAATGGAAGAACATACTGTTGAAGGGAGGCAACCAATGAGAAAAGACACAGACACAGCATACAGCAATTTTGCAAAAAGCGTGTTTCTGGATATGGAAGTTAAGAAAAATGCAGACAAAGGCAGAACTTACGACAGAATTGTTAGAGCTAACAAGGCAGCCAAGAGAATGGGTATTAGCTACGGCAAATATATGGCTGGACTCTGGGAGAAACATGACAGAGCACCGATTGAATTTGGGAATTTTAATAAGTATGCAAAACCAAGCAATAAGGTACAACAGAAGAATGCTCTCAAAGTGCTTGAAGGCGTAGAAGCAGCGGAGTACATCAGGAAGCTCAAGGTTAAGGCTGGGACATATGAGGAACCGACAGCCTCCACCACTTGGGACTCATCAGGTGCAGAAAAGGAAAAGGCGAAGCTCCTCAATACCAAGTGGAGTGATGCCGTGAAGAAGCTCAGGGAACATCCCGAAAAGGTGAAGAACATTGCGATGGTGAAGAAGTGCAAGGAAAGGAAGCGACCGTATGACACAAACTGAGATAATCATTCTATGTATCTTATTGTTGATAGCGATTTTCTTTTTCGTTTTGATGACGGCATAAAAAAGGAGGAGAATGGATGAATAATTTCGAATCCGCTTGGGTGATTGACAATCGGCATCCGCTCAAGTGCCATCTGATAAACTACGACAGCTCTGAGCCTGTCTACTTGGTCAAGAGTGAGGAGTTTCCGAGATACAACCTTGAGGATTACAATTTTAATGATTTTCGACTCAGTGACAAGCCGACAGAGGAATATATCGAGAAGCATCCAGAGTGTTTGCTTAAGGATAATGGACAAATGACGATATTTGATTTTATGGAGGAAAGATATGAAAATTAAAGAGCTTTTAAAGATTGTTAGCAAAAGAAATTACATAAGACTACTTACGGATGAGGGATATGGTTATCGTTGCCGCTTAGATAAGGATCCATATGATTGTCCCGATAATGATTTTGAATATAGTTGCGAAGGTTGTGATTATTTGTACAGATGCAAAGAAACTTCCTTCAAATGGGAAGGTTTAGCAGAGGATTTTCCGATAAAATATGCAGATTTGATAATAAAAAGCATAATTGCGGAACCTACTTTTAAAAAGAATGGGTGCTCGAAATGTAAGGAAACAGCATACAATTATAAACACACCAACATTGTTATTTTAGTGAATGGCGATAAATTTGATGATGTGGTTTAGGAGGCGAACAGATGAATGGAATAGTTAAGTTGATGAATTGCCCCGATGATGCGGAACAGTACATAGTAGCAAGGCTCAGCAATGGCGAGCTGTGGTTCTGGGGAAGCTATGAAGATGAATCCGAAGCAATCGAGGTGGCTGATGAGTTTGAGAATGGATTAGTAGTGGAAAGACGGAGGTGAGCGAATGGGTAAATTAGATGATACGATATCTCAAATTGCTTATATCCTGGATTGTCTTAGAGCATTAAGGGAAATCCAGAAATCTGGGAGTTGCAATGATTGTAAACACAATATGCTATGCCAGTATACTCCGAAGTTAGGGGATTTGGTTAGATATAATTGTCCTTTTTATGTTTGCGAAATGGAGGATGATGCCGATGTACAGTGAGGAATATATCCGCGATTTAGAAATGTCCACAAACCTCAATCGCAAGCAGGAGCAAGAAAAGATGATTTGCCCGATATGTGGCAGGGAATTTAAGAAATGGTTATGGCGGTCAGACTGCTGTGGAGCTGAGTTGGTGTGGGCAGAAAGGAGCGATAACGAATGACGAATGAAGAAGCAATCAACTTTTTACAAAACAGAATTGATTTAATTGATAAATACTATCCAGATGTTAAGGACTATAGAGAAGCACTTGTTATGGCAATCGAAGCACTTGAGCAAGAGCCTTGTGAAGATTGTATCAGCAGGCAGACAGTGCTTGATGTATTAAAAGAAATGTGGAATAAGTATTCAGATGCTAATGATGCCATGCAAGAGAGCATTGATACAATCGAAGCATTGCCACCCATCACACCACAGCAGAAGACGGGGGAGTGGATTGATGGGAAATGTAGTAGATGCGGAACACATGCGCCGTATTGGGCAATGGCGAGTACTTACTATTGTAGCGATTATTGCCCGAACTGTGGCGCAAAGATGCAGGAAGTGGAAGAATGACAACAGAAGAAGTTATTAACACTATTCAAACCTGGATAAACGAAGCCGACGATGATTTTGACCGCGAGGAACAGGGCAGAGTAGCAGGTCTAAGGATGGCGCTCCATGAAATCAAGAAGATTGAGCAACAGTCAAAGATGGGGCGATGGTTAGAAAAGGAAGTCAATAGCGACATAGCAATAGAAGAGTGGCAAAGTTCAAGATGTAGCGTTTGCGATAAATATCACACCACGCCTTATATGTATTATTTTTCTGAATATAATTATTGCCCGAATTGCGGAGCAAAGATGGAGGCGAAAGAATGACTAAGGCAGATTTAATAAATTTAGTTGGTAAAAAGGTTTTTGTATATTTCAAAGGTGAAGAAAAAGGGATATATGGAACTCTTGGATATGCTGATGAGTTTTCGGCAAAACATGATTATCGGCATCCAAACTTCTTTTACATTGGAAATATTTCGTTCCGAGTAAGCCATGTTAGGAAAGTGGAGGTAGAAGAATGACGATTGATACGAAAGATGAGATTGTTAAAGATATTCGATTTTGTAAAGACCTTATGGATAGGCTTGTAAAAGATGCAGAGAAATATAGAGAATCTGGTCCATGTGACGATAAACATACAGTATTGCAAGCTGATATTATTCGACTTCGTAGGGAATTGAACGAGGTACGAAAGAAGCTTGATGATAGGTGGAGTTGATGCAGGAGGTAAAAGAATGACACTTGATGAAACATTAAAAGTATTAGATACAATCCCGACCATAGGAGAACAGGTTGATGCTTTAGAAATGGCAATCGAAGCACTTGAGCAACAGCCGGAATGGATCCCTGTTAGTGAGAGGTTGCCACAAGATGGTACTGAGGTTTTTGTATATTTGTTCGACAGACCGAGTCCATATATAGCATGGCTTGAAGACACGCATTGGTACACAGAAGATTTTGAGGTTGAGAGGGACGATGAGCCTGTCGCATGGATGCCGTTACCCGAACCGTATGTTCCCGACATTAATGACGGGAAGTCGGATTTTAATCAAGCTTTAAGCAAGTATAAAGCAAGCTTTAATCAAGCGGAAGAGGACACGGATACGAAGGTGCTTGACGAAATAAGAGCCGAGATAGAGCAGATAGCCGATACAATGGGAGTTAGTTACAATCAATATGTTAGCAAAATTGATGTGTTGCAGATTATCGACAAGTACAAGGCAGAAAGCGAGGTAGAGGAATGACGAAAATTGAGCAGGACATCAAAGATATCAAAGAGGCGTTGTGCATTATCAGGCATTACGGCACTTGCGAAATCCATGCAGATGGTGTGGTTGAAGCAGGCAGGCGGTTGATAGAAATTGTTGATAAGTGGGAAGGGGAAGGAATAAGTATTAGAGGAGGCAAAAGTGATGCCGAGTGAGGAATACATCCGCGATCTGGAGAACAACCACATCTTCCATTCTTATGGTTACGATGAGGGGTACAAAGATGGATACGCAAAAGGGCGGATTGATGCAATCGAAGAATTTACAAAGAAAATAAGAGAACTAAACAAGAAGCTGAGGAAGGAGGAAGAGACTTGACCAAGGAGGAAGCAAAGGAAATAGTCGAAATATTCACCACGCTGAACGACAGCCGTGATGCTCTCGGTGGTATCTGCAAAGACGAGCTGATGCTCTATACAGTAATCAACGGCAAGCCGAAGTGTATCAGCGGACTCTTATCAGATGGACAGTTTAGAGAAGTTGAACGGAAAGTCAAGGCAAGCCTTAAGGCCAACATTGATGCTCTGAGCTATGAGCTTGACTCCCGAAAGATAACGAACCACATGATGATCGGAGGTGATAAAGATGGGAATGTATAGCAATCGCCATTCAATGGGATATCAGCTCAGCAAGGGGAACGGGTACTATCTCAGCAAGGCGGCGTTCCTTGAGTCGCTGTACTTCGCTTATCAATATCAGGAATTTCTGGACGAACTCGAAGTTATCGGCGACGGTTCAAAGGGTATCTCCTACGACTCCCAACCACACGGTGATGCGAAAGCCGGAGGACTTGAGGACTTAGCAATCAGACGGGCAAGGATAAGCAGCAAGGTTGATCTGATCGAGAGAGTATGCAGAGAGGTTGACCCGGAGCTTTATCCGTGGCTTATCAAGGGATTCACTTCGGATGAGGTTGGCTATGACTACTTGCGGTATCAACTCCGGATGCCGTGTGGTCGAAATCAATACTATGAGAAGAGGCGGAAGTTCTACTTCCTGCTCTATCGTGAAAAGCAAAAGAAGTGGAAATAGGGGACTCACGGCAAAGGTTTCTGTGTTATTATGCTAATGTCGGAAGATGGACAGAGAAATCATAGACTACCTCCTATTATAGTCATTGATAAGTCATTCAGTAACCTGTAACCCGTTGACCCATAAGAAAACCCCCGAAAAGGCTCAGAGTAGTAACCCTCGCTCTGAGCTTTTCGCGTGGAGGAAAAGTATGAGAGGGGGTATCTTCAAAATGACCACTAAAAAATATAACCCCCGGTATGCTAATGGAAATCTCAGGCGAAAGCATCGTGCAAGATTTAAATCAATGAATGCCCCCTGTGGAATCTGCCGGGGACAGCTTGGACCTATCCACTATGACGAACCCTCAAACGCTGAGCATCCATTATCGTTCGTGATCGATGAGATTCATCCAGTAAGCAAGTGGGAACAGTTCGGATACAACTCAGCTCGGGAAGCTGCTGAGGATTGGAACAACTTGCAAGCAGCTCATTACTTTTGCAATCAAAAGAAATCAGATAAATTGAACTTTAAACTTGGAAAGGTGCCCGCTCTTAAAATCCGGGGATACGACCAGACCGAATCTGACGGCTCTTGGTAGGGTGGGGTTCTGCCCCGGTGCCCTGGCTGGCTATACATCATCAGCTGTCCAGCGCCG